TTCACCGTGTAAACACCTGCATTGTTTGAAATATCCACCCAGTAATTTGAATCAGCTGCAAAACCGTTCGCGTCCACGCTTGAACCGTTACTCGTCTTGAAATATATTGTAACTATAGCATCTTGACTGAGAGTTGCGTTGTACCCTGCCATTGCTGTAATTGTTAATTTTATGACATATCCTCCTTGTGCCATGGTTGCAGTTCCTATTTTATACCACTGAGCAGTGCCTAATGTATTTGGAATATTAAATGTCTGTGGTATATTTGTACCTCCATTTGATTTTACTACTCCAGCCGTCACTGTACCATTCACTGTTAAAGGAGATGTTATTCCAGACGCTGTACCGATACCCACATTGCCCTGTGTATACAGTGAACTCCCCGCTTGTGACCAGGTCCCCGGAATATATATTTCATTCCGCAGCTGATTCTGCGCGAAATTCATCTATCATAGGATGATACTTTTTTGGTGTCCAACTCTCACAGTAGTGTCCACGTACACCTCCTTGAGCTTGCGGCACAGAGCCACATCCTCCGCCATCATGTCCTGCATGTTGCCAATCTGTTGAAGCTCCCCATAGAACCAGGGATACTTGATGTCCTCAAGGACACCCTTGTGGATCAGCATCCAGCCCATGCCCGAGTACGCCACCTTCACGTACCGGCTCGTCTCCTTCGCCATATCCTCCGCCTTGACAAACTCGAAAGTTCCATTCTTTTTGAAGTACTCCTCGTCCCACTCCTTGACGATGGCAAAGTTCTGCATGTCCTCCATCATGTACGTGCCCGCCGTCACCTCGTGCGGGCTCTCCAGCAACGAGAAAAAGTCCTCTGGCTTGAACACAATGTCCGAGTCGATCCACATGATGGCGTCATAGTCCACCTTGCCTTGGAAGGGCTTCTGGTCAGGGCCAGCCGTCACGTCGCCCCCAAGACACTTGGCCCGAGCAAAGTGCACCACGGACGAGTAGTTCTGCGACACCATGCACTGGTGGCCCTTGGCAGTCGCTTGCATCATCAGCTCCGTCCAGCTCATCAGGAACTCGCGCGAGTACTGTCTTCCGGGGAGGCAAAAGACAATCTTCATGTACCTTGTATTTTAATATAATCTTTAACACTATGAGCCACAGGCTCGTACACAGAAATAGTATAATTATACTATAAGACAGATGCCCACCTTTAACAACTTCAAGGCGGCGCTGAGCCGGCGCGTCGCAGGGACGCCCCACAGGCTCGAGGAGTACAGCCGCACGATAGCTGTAGAGTCTGGAGAGTCGAAGAAAGGTACACGGTCATACGTTCAGTACGCGCCCCTAGCAAACGAAAAGGGAAACCTTAAGGGTATTTACGTTCACTACGGGAGGACAGGGAAAAGGGCACGTGGCACTGGTATTGGCACGGAGCAAAGAAAGATTGGCAGAAATGCAGCTCACAACTTGCAGTTGACACTGTACCAGGTGTCACAGAACCTGGAAAAGCTCGTCCCTGGTCAGACGCCAATTTCTGGAAAAATTATGAAAAAACTTGGGGCTGTACCAGCCTCTGAGATACCCGGGCACCCCAGCAAGAGCAAGGAGCCCTTCAAGTTCAAGATACCACCGCCTAGCCCAAAGAGACTGAGTTATGGGAAAAAACCGTGAGGCCCGAAGGGCCTCATTCCCTATACAGATGATGAGAGGCTACGCCCCTCGACAGTCAACTAAGTAGCACAAGACCGCCGACAACCGAGGCGACACCCGCAATCTGCTTGTAGCTCAGAGACTCGTTGAGTATCAGAAAGGAAAACCCAGCGACAAACACGGGGACTGTGGAGGTCAGGGCTGACACCACTGATATCTGGTCATGCTTCAGTATCGAAAAGAATATGAGGTTGGACACAAAGCCAAGGACCACCGAGGCCAAGAGGATCAGAATGACTGGGACAACAATATTTTTTAAATCTTTTTGTAAAAATTCTTTGTGGTAGCCTATGTAGAATAGGGTCAACACAAAGTATCCAAGGGCCGCAATCACAAAGGCAGTCTGGTGACTGAGTTTGTGAGCTACGTGTTTCTGTGCAATCGCTTGGAGCGCTGTAAAGACTGCTATCACCAGCGCTGGTACAAAGACTGCACTCACCATACAATAAATTTATTTAATAAATTCTTTTGGAAAAGAGACCGGTGGTCAGAGAATGAGACCGGTGGTCTCGGGCTTACACCTTGTCCAGCAGGGAGCCACCGATGCCGTCGGTGATCTTGTAGTCCCGCATCTGGGACACGACAAAGTCCTGGTCGCCGCAGAGACCACCTGGGGTCAGGCCCATGGTGTAGTAGGAGGACTCCTTCTCTGGGCCTGGAACACAGGACAGGCTTGGGCGGAGGTCACCGAACTGGGAGGGGTCTCTGCCGCTGGTTTGGGTCGTCAGCTCACTTGGCTCAAAAGTGGGGACAAAGGTGGATGCTGGACGGACCAGCTGGTACAGGATGGCGAGCAGCAGGGCGATAATGATGGCATGGACAATCATCTTCCCGACCTTCATTTATAATATATTTTCAAAAAAATCTGCGTTAAAGTTTTAACCAAAGATTCTTATAAACTGTTAGATGGGAGATAGTATAACCATTGACACTGCTGATGCCGGCGCCTCGATCAACCTGACTGCTGACGACCAGACTCTCCTGGATGAAATCTCTATAAGGCCTTCTGACAAGGTGATTGCACCGAAGCCCAAGGCGTCACGTCCCCTGCCCTTTATGCGTCGTGCTCCACGCGTGATGCAGGAGGAGGACCCAGCGCTTGACGCCTTCATCAACCCTGAGAAGCGTACTGCGCCGTCTATGCCGGTTCCTGAGGAGTGGGACGGCCAAGAGGAGGGCGACGAGGGTCCTGAGGAGCCACAGTACCAAGCCAGTGGCCCATCCATGCCCAGCGAGGGCTACAAGACGATTGAGGATGAAAAGGCGGACCTCCTGAACAAGATTTCTCGTCTGGCGAAAAAGGGCCTGCAGACGAGCACTCGCCTGAACAACTACAGCGACATTGAGGAGATTCGCACCGAGTACAAGCGTCTGATGTACGGCATCGAGGTGGAGCGCTCCATCAAGTTTCAGCGCCGTATGCTCATCGCGGCAGTCACTGGCCTTGAGTTTCTGAACAAAAAGTTCGACCCCTTTGACCTGCAGCTGGACGGTTGGTCAGAGAATATGATGGAGAATGCGGATGACTATGACGGCGTCTTTGAGGAGCTGCACAACAAGTACAAGAACAAGATTGAGGTGGCGCCAGAGGTGAAGCTGATTATGATGGTTGGCGGCTCGGCCATGATGTTCCACTTGACCAACAGTATGTTCAAGGCGGCCATGCCAAGCATGTCGCAAGTGGTCAAGGAGAACCCCGACCTGGTCAAGAATATGATGGATGCTGTGCAAAAGACGCAGGCTCAGCAGATGCAGGGCCCACCACAACAGGGTCTCCGTCGCGAGATGCAGGGACCCGGCATGGACATTTCGTCTCTGATGGGTATGATGGGTCCGCCACCGCCGATACTGTCACGCCCAGAGCGCCCTATGGATGACATCGAGTCTGTGTCAGACATTGTGAGCGTGGATGACGGTACCCGTGACGTCACTGTATCAGGAGACAAGCCCAAGCGCGGCCGGAAGCCCAAGTCGACCAAGAAGGAGGTGACCCTGTAAAAAAATATTTATAAAAAATAGATGGGACTAGCCTTTGCCCCCTTTGTCCCCGAGGTGGGTCCGCCCATCCAGATGATGGTTCCGCCGAGCCCGATAAAGACGGATCGTACAGAGTGTAATTATCTTGTAATGTTTTTTGTAGTTGGTGTTGTCCTTCTAGGCATTAGCGACTCTCTTCAGGACTAGCATAATATCGTCACTTCTCCCCTTGTTTTCACGCAGGTCGTATATCACATCGGAGAACCCTTGGTCTCTTCCAAGGCCTGCAAGGTGCGTCGCTACTTCCATATTTATGATGTCTTCGATGATGTAATACCCATCTGGGCGAATTCTCTTTCCGAAAATTTCCAAGGTTTTTACTTGATGGTACGGTATGTGTGACCCATCGTCAATAACGATGTCCCAGGTACCCCCCAAAATTTCCGCCGTCGCCGGTTGTGATGCATCAAGCACGTGATAATTCTTCACCTCGTACTTGAGCCAATCTGGTCGAATGTCAACGCCGTGAATCTCCTTGTTTTCATGTGTAAAGTACTCGTCCCACACACGCAATGATGCCCCCGTCATGACACCCACTTCGAGCATACGGACTGGGCTGAACCTCATAGGACCCAGAATCTGCTCATAGACTGGTACATAGCTATGGTTTGTCGCCTTGTCAGTACCAGAACCTGACCCACAATCATCAGGTGCTGCGCTATACTTTAGACAGATAGCCTCCATAATATTTTTTATAATTTATTTTTTAAATAAGACACTTGTTAGGAACAACAGTTGTCTTTGGTTTCTCTACAAACCCAGACTCTTGGTACATTTTGAGTCTCTTGTTGTACATGGACCAACACACTGACCAGTTGTCTACAATGTCCACAATGACTGGGTTGTTCACCTTGCCCTTTGTCTCTCGCATGATGCGTCCCACAGCTTGCTTCACGTCAGAGTGCGGCGTGCTCAATATGACCGTGTCGAGTGCAGGTATGTCCAAGCCTTCATGCGCCAGCGAAAATGTCCCTATGACCACCGGCTTTTCCGCGGACGCATCCAGGTCCTCTTGCTTCATTTGCCCTATGTAGAGCCCCGCATCCTTGATGCGCTCAGCCAGCCAAAAACAGTGCTCCCTTCTGTCAGACAAAATTAATATTTTTCTTTTTTCTTTTTTTAAATTTTCCACCGTGTCTAGTATCAGCTTGTTCCTCTCTGGAATCTCTGTGAGTGTGGTGACGACCCCCGCGAGGTTCACCTTGCCGAACCGCGTGCATGGCGGCGCCTCCCGAAACTCCTTACAGTCAAAGGAGAGCTTCAGCAGCTTGACGTGGGTCTGATTCTCTCGCTCCACTGTGAAAAAGTTGGGACCCATAAACCAATACAGGAGTCGCGTGAGGCCATCCTTGCGCTCTGGTGTCGCCGTGAGACCCAGTGTGTACTTTGGACACATCTTGAACATGCACTGTGAAAAGGCTGGTGCTCCAATGTGGTGCGCCTCATCCACCACCACGAGGCCTATAGAGTCAAAGGCGTGTGGGTCGTGCTCTCTCACGCACAGCGTCTGAATCATAGCAATCACAAAGTCATTTTCAATCTCGAACCGTTCTGTCTGGACCCTGCCCACGGTCGCCCCTGGGCAAAACTCGTTGATGCGCTCTGTCCACTGGGCAGCAAGAAACTCTTTGTGAACGATGATCATAGTCCGGACCCTAAGGTGCCCAGACAGAGCCAGAGCAACTTGAGTTTTTCCGTATCCGCATGGAAGTGAGAGTACTCCGCCACCCGTCTCAAAGGCTTTGACGCCAGCTGCAAAAGCCTCTGGTTGGCGTGTCGCCTCTCTAAGAGTTCCCTTGTACTCAATACGAGCAGGAGCAGGGGCCACACGGGCATCCTGGGCGGCCGGGGTACCATAATACCGAGGGATAATGAGCGTGTTCCCATCCTCCCTGAATACTTTGAACGACGGTGGGCGTATACCCATCGCATTTTCCACTGGTCTTACTGTGAGTGCTTTTTTTAACTCTGGGGTTTTCTCAGTCTCGTAGCCGCGGTGCGTAATCATATCATACCATAGGCCCAGTACTTAAACTGACAATGACCCAGTGAACATTGTCACCCCATAACTTTTTTTCTAAAAATATTTCTATAAATTCATTTTCTTTTAGTTCCTGTATTGTCCGGATACCATTCACCTTGCACATGACCCTGTTGTACCTGTAGGGCACCTTGGCCTTTATCACCTTATCTTCGACTTGTACATCTATGTACTTACGACCTTCTATGTCGTACCAGGGTCTGACGATGCGTGCAAGGACCATACTCCTGTGTTACTTTTAAAACATAGTGTACGCCCGCGGCTCTTCAGGGAACTCGTCTTGGACAATCTGTCCAATGTCTGGTATTTCAGGGGGCACAGGGGGACCGGGCTGGTACTCGTAGGCAAAGCCCTCGTGCGTGTATGCCGTGTAAAGAGGACCCTCTGCACCCGTCTGACCCTTTGGTGCAGGCGCGTAGTACTCAGGCACCAGTATCGGCCTGGTCAAACGTAGATACCACATCAAGGTTCCAATCAATAGAACCACTGTCAGGAGAATGAGGAACTGTCGAACCTCCTGATTCATTACTATTTTGTGAGAAAAAGGTTTCAACCTCGACATTCCCCTGTGTGCTTGGAAAGTTGACAAGCATCCCATGTGCCACCCCAGTAAGCTTCATATAGTTTTGTATCTGAATCCTGTTCTCATCCTTGAGACGTGCAATAGACTTGAGTTCTACTATGGTTGAGTTGTTGAGTATCAGATCAGCACGGACATTGCCAACATTATGACCCTGAAAAAAGATTGGAATAATTCTTTCAGTTTCATAGTTTATTGTGTTGAGGCGAAGAGCCACCTCAAAGGCGTTATGGTACACACGCTCACTAAACCCTGGTCCAAGCTCAGACCATACCTGGTTAGCAATCATACGCACAAGGTACTCCATAACAACTTGTCTCGTTTTTTCTTTATCAAAATTTTATTTATAAATATTAATGGGCAGTGCTCATTATGATACTCCACCAGCTCCAGAGCCAGCTGCTCCCGAGCCAGTCCCCGAGCCCGAGGCTGCTCCCCCTGCTCCCGAGCCAGAGACTGAGGATGTCCCTGTGCCACGTGCAAGTGCTCTGATTGAGGAGGCACTTAACGCGCAAGCTGAGGCTGCTGGTCAGCCAACGCCTGAGAATCCAGAGCCCGAGGTTGAGGAGACTGCTTAAGCGACGTACTGGCCGCCGAGCTTAATCTTGTACATTAGCGTCTTTGGCTTGCGTGGTCCGCGCTTGACACCTGCATTCTTGCGCTTTCTGCGGAGGCCCTCGCCAACTGGGTTGGGCAGGTTCCAGCTCATCGCCTTGCGTGGCCGGCCGCGACCGCGAGCAGGCTTGTAGCCCGAAAACATCTCACCCATGTAAGCCTTGCGCTTGACGTGGTGCACAGCCATACCACCCTTGCGGGCCTTGTACATGCCGCGCTTCACATTCTTGTTGGCGCGCTCCTTGCGGTCAAACTTGGGCCGGATTGGGCTGGGGATGGCCATATTCTTGAGGTACTTGGTCGCACGCTCGGTGCCACCTGGGCTCTTAAAGTACTTGGCGGCTGGGTTGTAGTACAGGCCACCCTTTGGTGTGCGAGAGGCGTACTTGCCGTTAGCAGTCATGAAGATGCTGCGGCGCTTGGTGTTGAGGAAACCAGTGTTCACGCCTGTGGAGCGGGGACGGCCAACCATTGGTACTATTACTCTACATTTTCATTTGGGTTGGCCCGCTAAACTTGCTGGCCCACTTGCGACGCACCCACATAGCGTCACGCTTATATATACGCGAAGCGTTTGGCAGTGTCCGCTTGGTAAACGTGCTCACAGCAATCAACCGTTTGACGACGGCGTGGGGATCCTCCTTTCCCACGCGGATCGCCTTGGTCAACGCATTGTGTCTGAAGGTGTCCTTTTCCACTGGGTGGTAGTGGTACTTGGTGAGCATCCCCGCCTTGAGCTTTCCAATGAGCTTGGGACCTTTTCCTGCAGCGCCCACATCCTTGAGGGGCACTGACTTGACACGCACTGGGCCACCCTTGGTCATGTAGCTGTAGCCCTTTCGTGTCAGTGTGGGGCGCACGCGAACCAACCTGCGGGTCCGGTGGGCAGTGTAGGCTGAACGCATTATGGCACGCATTTTATAATTAATTTATAAAATTTTTTGTCACCATGACTTCCAGACGATATACTCCTCTGCGTCTTCGTAGAGGTGTGGCTGATCGACGCAGAACTTTTCTATCCACACGCGTCTGCCCTGCTCGCCTACGTGAGCCTTGGCCTTTTCCAGTGTGGAGAAAACACCCAAGGGGCACACCTCAATGTCCCCTTGAATCAAAACGACATACATAGACTGACTGCTGCCCATTGGTTACTCGTTGACTGAACTCTTTACCTCTGGCAAGTGGTGACCAGCCATAAACATCCTGAGTTTATCTTCGCTCCCGTACGAAAAGTTGAACATGTCAAAAGTCTCGTTGGGTATGTACATGGTTTTGAAGTTGTAGTCGTGACGCAGGGAGGCGAGGCTGGACACTATGGTGAGGGCGTACGACTTGAGGTCCTTGATGTATGTTCGGTCACTGGCGGCAATTTTTATACAAAAAACTTCCTCAAAATTCTTTCCTATGAATGGGTCACCGGGTACCTGCTCTTGGGTCCCACCGTCTATGTAGTTCCAGTCACCTATGCGTACTGAGCTCATGATGAGAGGGATGGCGACGGACGCGGACACAGCCCGACAGACACTCATGGTGGGGTGGGTATCCACAGAAAAATACACAGTCTTTTTTAGATCAACACAAAAGGCTGATATGTGGAGCTTGATGGGGTTATACTCATACAACTCTTGAAACGTCACGTCACTTTTTTTCAAGAATTTTTTACAAATTGTTTTTATTTTTTCCTCCAACTTGTTGGTGGGTACAAGGCCGTAGTTTGTGAGGAGATTTTTCAGATTCGGTTTCATGACTTGTTTTATGGGTACTTTGATTGCAAAGTCGAGCATGGCTGGTATGTCCCCCTTGGCTGCTACGTAAAGGAACGCAAGGAGACCACCCGCGCTCGAGCCAGAAATCTCTTCGAGGTCCTGTAGTTTGAGACGACTCAGGACTCCGAGGTACATAAAGAACCCCATGGCGCCCGGCCCTATGGCCAGGTACTTCATACTTTAACCTTAAAAATATACTGCAAAATAGTGACGCAGAGCTGAAAACACGATGCTGAAGATGATGGAGTGCACGGCGACCGCCTCTTGGAACGACGCGCCTGGTGGAAGAGTAACCAAAACACCTGGGGTGAGGGCGAGGAACAGCAACACGTGGGCGAATATGTCAGCCTTTGTAAATGTGCGGTTGAGCACCGTCGAGTAGACTGCATACAAGAGAATACCTGATGCAAGCGCCTTTTGGATGGGGTCGAGTGGCAAAGGCGCCAACTGGAAAGCGGCAAACAGCACGGTCGGTATCACCACCTTTGGGGTGGTCACATCGATCATCATTACTATATGATTCTAGAATTGTGTGGCACAGGAACCTGGCCAGTGTACACCAAGTCGCAAAACTTGTTGAATGTCACGGGTACTGGTAGATACTGTGACTCGTACCACTCTCTCATACCCATGTACATATCCAAGAGGTCCTGGCTGTACCAGTCTTCCCATTCCTCTTGGGTAAAGTCTTCAAAGGGGTCCTCCTCAACCTCGTGCTGTGGATCAACACCCACAACCTCGGGGAGGTATGCGTCGCGTGAATATTCGTCGTTGATACCCATTGTCCTAGTTACTTCTTGGGTTTTTTCTCTAACTCCTTGGCTGCGTTGAGAAATGCATTGATAACTTCAGTCATTTTTCTTTTTGCACTTTCTGTGCTTGTTCTGGCACGTGAAGTCACGCTGTTAGTTGGTGAGTTGCCTTTTTTCTTTTTCATGTATTTGTTCACAGACCCTACCGAGCTCGTCTTGGTGATGTATGTCATACTATACTATGAGAGTTTTTGCAAGCCTCTCACTGATATAGAGTCCTTTTGGGGCACCTCTGGAGCAGAGTCCATGATGGCGTTGAGAGCACCCTCCACTTTGGCCACGTCGCCTCCAAAGTACAAGATGAGACCCCTCTGAATCATATCCATGACTTGCTTTGGCAGGGACTTGCGCTTGGGTGGAGCAGACTTGAGGTTCACCTTGACCTCCTTCACCTTGACCGTGTCAATCTCCGACTGCTTCATCTCCTTGGTGATGAATTCCCGTAGCTCCTTTTCCCGCTTCGTAAGCACTTGGGTATCCTTCTTGATGGCGGCGAGCTGCGCCTTCAGTGCCACCCACTCATTCATCTTCTGCTTAAACACTTCGCTCATTAAATTTATATAAAATTATTTTTTTAAATATTTTGTCGCAATGACAATTGCTATGATGAGTATTGTCCACCCTGTCAAGTGGTCCACGTTGTCCATGATGCTCTTTTTGTACGGTGGCAGATTCTCATACTCCTTTTGGTACCCTGGTGGCTTGAAGGGCAGCCAGATGTACCGGCCGAGCGGCACAGCGGTGGGCCCGAGCTTGAACTGGCAGTTGTAGGCGTAGTCATACCACGCCATGGCAATGTAGGGGAACCACAAAAGAAAAAATAAAATATAAATATTTTTGTGGGGGAGGTACCAGTATCCTCCTGCGAGTAGCGCGGTGAAGAGGACACACTTTAGGTTAAACTCAAAAGGTCTTCCAAATAAGCCTCCCGCCATATTAAAGATTAAGATTTATTTATAGGTATGGAGTACAAGGTGGTTGTGACGCGTCACAATGAGCGAATGTGGTGGCTCTCGCAGGTGCCTAGAGACTGTGTAGTGGTTTATGACAAGTCGGATGTTCCTGATGAAAAGTACATTGCGACTCCGAACGTTGGTAGGGACGGCGAGACGCAGTTTCGGTACATCATAGACAACTACGACAACTTACCAGACTATGTCGTGTTTTTGCAAGGTAACCCGTATGACCACTTCTCAGTGGTCCCTCTGAATATGGACCGTGCTGTGAAAGATGAGATGGGACGTGGGTACACTGCGGGTATGCCATTTTTGCGAAATCCGTGGGACGTGGGTGCACTTTACCAATTCCCAGAGCTTCGGATTGAATATTTTTATAAACTTTTTTTTGACGGCGAGTGTCCTTGGGACAAGTTGTCCATTGGACCAAAATTCATCGAGTTTTCATCGGGCATGCAGTACATTGTGCCGAAGCAGTGTATACTGGCACGCCCTCTTGAGTTTTACAAAAAGCTACACAATATGATGCACGACGGGGAGTTGGATGGCAAGACGGTGGAGTGGCTGCTCAAGTACGTGTACGATCCGAGTGTTCCTCTCCTTTGAGCTCGGCCTACGGCCTCGGGGAGTAACTACGTTACCACTTCACTGCCACTCTGGAGTAATCTCGAAGCGAGGGCGCATGGTGTCTGGGGGGATGGTGGAGAGGTTGAAGATGGAGACTGGGTCGCGTGGGTTGATGGGCTCGCTGCGCTCCTGGCGGTTCGCGTTACGGAGGACACCGCCGACAGTCTCAGGGAAGCCAATCTGGCTGCGAGGGTCGAGGTAGTTCTGGCCGCTCAGGATGTTTGCTGGGGAAAACTGGCCAAAGTCCTCTGTGGCGGTCACCTCGCGTGGGATGAGACCAGCGCCGGACACGTCAAAGGTTGGGCCGCTGAAGCTGACTGGAGCTGCCTCGTCTATTCTGAGATTGCTGACGGCACCGCTGCCGCCCTGTGCACCACCCGAGCTGAGAGACGTTCCCATGGGCTCATAGTAGGACGCCATCTGACGACCGCGTGGGTACATGAAAAGGAAAATCAGGATGACAGCGGCCACCATCAGGAAAACTGCACGACGGTTGATCGCCATTTATATAATTCTACAAATATTTTTAGTCCACATAATCTGCTGGGTCCGTCTCGGGCTCCTCCTCTGGGGTGTCGGTGAACAGGTACTGCTTGGAAAAAACAGGTGACGGGGCTGCCCCGCGCACTCTCACCTGGACCACGCGCCAGATGGGACCGAAGGACTTTTTGAGGAACCACAGGCCTGCGAGCTCGAACACGGCGTCGCAGGTGCTGCCCTGCTTGACATCCGCCAGCTCCAGCTGGTTCTTCTTGGTGTCAAAGGCGGTCAGGATAATCTCCCCCTTGAGCTTTGCTGGGGCTACGGAGAGCGTGTCCTCGGTCATGGACTCCTGGTAAGCAGCCTGGATAGTCTCGTCGCTGAGCTCCTTGCCAAACCACTCCACCTTGCACTCCTTCGCCTTGCTGATAATGTCAGTGTCACACTTGGAAATCACCTCCTGGGAGCTCTCAGGAATCTTGAAGGAGATGCTGCTGTCGGTGAGCTTGTCCACCAGCACCACACCGTTCACCTGGTGCAAGGCGTTCGCCATCTTCAGAAAGTACCGGCCATCGGGTAGCTTCACGGGTGTTCCGTACTCCATGTACTATCAATATAAATAATTGTTTTATTATATAAACGCATGGCGGGGTGTTCACCTGACTGTGCGTGCATCCCCTCTTCTATAGAGCCAGGGAAGACAATGTGTGGCTTTATAGACCAAGAGAAAGGGTACACACGGCCGTGCAAAGCCTCGTGTTGCAAGAACACCTGCACTGGAGCGCAGCCCGAGACGGACCAGGCTATTAAGCCCACAGGAAACCCAGTATTACCCTTTGGATACCTTGAAAATTTGCCACAGTCTGAGGGGAGTTCCCAGAAAAAGTGGTGGGCACCCTTCGAGTCGTCACCAATGTATATGCACGAAATTGTTTCGAATCCTGGGACGTTCACGGACCCTGGGAACCAGAGTGTCAAAAAGTACCCACTCATTTTGAGCACACAGCACCCTGACCGCCCCATGAGCATGCCAGTGGACAACGAGTCAACTCTGGCCTTTATAGGAACTATGGCTGTCGCGCTAGCACTTTTACTGTAAAAATCAGTTAAAGGCCCGGAGCCAGTATAGAGTACAATGGCAACCGAAGAGCCCGTGACACTCGACCTGATCTTCAAGGAGCTGAAGGGTCTGCGCAAGGATGTTCGCAAGATTCGTCAGTTTATTGGCGACCCGACCGGCGAGAAGTCTGCAGAGCGTGCCAAGAATAACGGCTTCAACAAGCCTCAGAAGGTGACGGCTGACCTGCAGTCGTTCCTGGGTCTTGCGGATGGCGAGCTGGTATCTCGCGCCACTGTGACCAAGGCGGTGAACAAGTACGCCGCCGACCACAACCTGAAGCAGGGCCAGCTGATCAACCTGGATGACAAGCTGCGTGCTCTGCTCAAGCCACAGGATGAGGGCCCAATCACCTTCCTGAACCTGCAGCGCTTCCTGAACCCCCACTACATCACCGAGCCCAAGCCGCCCAAGGAGACCAAGCCCAAGGCGCCGCCCAAGGAGACCCCCAAGGAGGAGACCAAGGAGAAGGAGCCCCCAAAGGAGAAGAAGGTTCGGCCCAAGGTTGCCAAGCCAACAGCAGCATAGGACCTTTTGAGTGTGTTGTCAGTTAAAAATAGTGTAATATGATAGAATATGGAGGAGCCAGTCCCTTTGATTGAGCCTCCTTTGCTCCCACGCGAGACACTCAACTCTCTCGTGGGGACAAAGGTTAAAAATGTCGAAATGTATCGTCGCGCATTCACGCACGTCTCTGCCCTCAAGCGCTACAAGGGCCTCATAGGGTCTTATGAAACGCTCGAGTTTATGGGTGACTCTGTGCTTGGCTTCATCATCACCAAGCACCTGTTTGACAAGTACGAGAAGGAGCAGGAGGGTTTCCTGACCAAGGCGCGCACCAAGATGGTCCGTGGCAAGACGCTCTGCGAAATCTCCAAGAAACTCGGCTTTGACGAGCACATTCTGATGGATGAAAAGGGTATCCGCAACGGGTGGAACAAAAACCCCAACATCCTCGAGGATGTCTTTGAGGCTTTCGTGGGGGCTATATACCTGGACCTTGGCATGGTTTACGCCAAAGAATTTGTTATGAATTCTTTTGAAAAAATAGAGATTAGTTTAGTTGATGACAACTACAAGGACCAGCTCATGCGACTGTGTCAGATGCTGCAGCTGAGCCCGCCAGAGTACGAGATGACCTCGAAGAGCGGTGAGACGTTCTGCATCACGGTCAAGGTGGACAGTTTGCCGCTGGGGTGTGGTTTCGCAACAAACAAGAAACAAGCAGAACAAAATGCGGCTGAAATAGTGCTTAAAACAGACCCGCGATTCAAAAACAAGGATGTTAACCGGACCAGTCGCGCGAGTTCAGGAGCTCCTGCAGCGAAAGTACCACGACCAAAGGTCGCCAGAGTGGCTGAAGCTCCGGGAGGGGATGCTGACGGCAAGTGATGTGGCGACTGCGCTCGGCGAGAATCACTACGAGACGCCCCAGAAGCTTCTGTTGCGCAAGGTGTTCAAGCTCAAGTGGGGAGGGAATGCAGCCACGGAGCACGGGACTCGCCTGGAGCCCATCGCGCGCGACCTGTATGACGAGCGCTACAACCACAAGAGCCACGAGATTGGGCTGGTCCAGCACCCTGTGCACAAGTGGCTGGGCGGTTCCCCTGACGGCGTCACGGAGGATGGACTACTCATCGAGATCAAGTGCCCTCTGACGCGCAAGATTGAGTCCAAGGTGCCCAAGCACTACATGCCGCAGATTCAGCTCCTGCTTGAGATTCTGGACCTCGAGGAGTGTGACTTCATCCAGTACCGACCGGGCGGGACTATACGTGAGCAAGATGAGTGTCGTGCGTGTAATCTCGGAGTTTTTGGTAGGTGCGACTGTACATACAGAGATGTTCCGGACCCCAAAAAACCAGAAGAGTTTAATATAGTGCGGGTACAGAGAGACCGCGAGTGGTTCGAGCGCGCGTTGCCTGTACTCGAGGCGTTTTGGAACAAGGTGCAAGACGCGAAAAAGAATGGACTCTGTGAGGTGGTGGTGGACCCCATAGAGTTCAAGCCGTTGACTGAGTTTGTGTGTGAGATTCAACCGGAGTGAAAGACCCTGTGATAAAAGAAAGTGTATAATGTATAGTAGATGAAATGCGAATGCTGCAAGAAAACTCTAGCGATACTAAAATGCAAGGAGTGTTCCTGCAGTTTTTGCTGTGGCTGCATACAGCTTGAGGTGCACAGCTGTGAAGGGATAGCCAAGCGCAAGGCGCAGCAAAAGCTGGTCCTAGAGAAAAGCCTGCCCCAAGTTGTGTCAAGCAAGGTGACTAGATTCTAATCTTTTTGGAATAAATAAAAAAAATAAGTGCAAGGACTGCAAGAAAGAGGACAAAAGACATGTTGTCTCTCTTGGGTCCTCTGTAGCGTGAGGTGGAGTATTGGTCGGTGTCACCACCCTCGAGGTCTGGGCGCGCGAAGGAGATGCTACCATCGATGTACTGGTACTTGCGTGCGGGGAACATTGCATAAGGAGCAGGGTTTACATAGCCCGTCTTTACAGCCATGGGTCCTGACATGTTGAGACGCAGAGGTGAAAAGTGGTCTGGTGTGTCCCCTGGGAAGACGCTTGGTCCCTCTGACGGATTCTCGTCGATTTGAGACACGTACCTGGCGTCCAGGGGCTGGTCCTTGTACATCCCGTCTGTCGGGAGACCAAATGTATTTGTGAGGGTGTATGGGTTCACCCGGTTGATGCTCATATTGTCGTCAACGAGCATAGACAATGCCATTATTATTCTCTTTATAAAATTTTGTAGCCATCTTTTCTCTATGGACTGTCCACATTTCGTCGAGGTCAATGTTCAACATATACGAAAGCTGAAACAAGTAGCTGAATACATCTCCCATCTCCGTCAAAATGTCCGACCCCTTGTCCTTCTTGAGGCCGCTCTTTTTGAAGTTTCTTTGGTGTTGCCGTATGGCGCTTGCTAGTTCGCCAATCTCCTCTGTGAACAGGAGCCAGACGGTGCTCACGGGGGCTTTGTCCCATCCTTTGGTGCGACAGAGCTCGTAGGTTTCAGTTTTGTACTGATTCATCATACTCATATATGGCTGTGTTTCCTTATATGCGAAACGCAGTTTCGTTTCCTTTTGGACAGATGATGAAGAGACACCCCGTGTCCTTCGACTTTAGATATCAATATTGTGTATTTTCTTACGGTAAATGTAGGCGAGCACAAAGGTGGCGCACAAGACGCTAAACTCAAAGCCGATAGTCCGGGTCTCTTGAAGGTCTCTCTGGTACCTCAAGGCGCTTGCAAGTCTTATGCCTCTCTCGATAATGAAAAACACGACAAAACCTATGAAGATTTCGTCGAGTGCCTTGACCATATTATTTATTAATTATTTATTTCTTCGAGGAGTCCCGGGTTCTGGGAACCCGTTTGTTATGACTACGTTGACATTGTTACGCGTGACTCCCTGCCAGGCTATGGGAGAAACCCAGACGTGTTCGGGGAGTGAGCTTGCCGTGTAGTGAAACCATGGCTCACCTCTGTACTGAATAATTAAATTATAAATATTTATTCCAAATTTTTTTATAAATATTTTTACCGGACCACGGGTTTGTAGATTGTTCCGAAAAGTCTTTACAGACCCAATATTCATGTTATTCATTATAATTA